AGGCCACCAGATTCGCTCTTGCCCTCTTTACGAGTCCAAGCAGGGGATTTTTTTACTCCCCCGCCTTTGGCGTAATCCTTACGCATAAAAAACTGTCAAAGAAGACAGCGTAGTTTGCGTATACACTACATACCCTCCAGACTTAAATAACACACCGTCGTCAGGCACGTCAGGATATTCCGTAGAGTTTGCTGCCGCACAGGTATTAAACTGCATACGAATACCCCCAGTAGCGTTAGTCTCTCGAAAAGCAATAGTACCTGCTGTAGCAGTATTTACTGCGTACATACCTTTAAGGCGCATACGCCCTTGAAACATGGGTGCCGCAATAGATGTGCCTGATCCTGCACTAACATTACCCGCAGGATTACCAACTGCTGTTATAGACGCTAACGTAGCAAAATGTTGTGTACCTACAGCGGTATCATCGTTTGCACCTGTAATAGATTCGGTGACCGCCGCGCCTGTCTCATCTGTACCAACAACAGTAAAAGATTTACTACTGTCGTCACCAGCACTAAGAATAGTTACGTTCCTAGGCTGGTCAAAAGTAACAGCGCCTCCAGAAGCCAAAGCTCCACCTATTACAAGCGCAGCATTATTACCGACAGAAGCGGCTGTAGATATACCATTAGGGTCAGCGGCAGCGGCAGTTATAAATGTCGATTCAATATCAGAAGACATAAACTACTCCTATAAAATTAACTATTAAGCCGCAAATGCAAATACGCCAGTAACGCCTGTACCAATAGCACGTAGGTCAGTGGAGATATTCCAAATACCCTCAGTCGTACAGTAGAAATATATGCGTGACCCAGTACTCATACAATTAGTGGCAGCATTAGCCGGAGTAAACTTCAACGCAGTTTCGCCCGCAGTGGATGTATCGAACGTCAATGCATTAGTAGCCGTGCTTTCAATTACAGAGCCTGTGGCAAAAGCATCATCACCAGCACAGTCAAAGCGCAAGAAAGCTGTACCGCCAGCAGTGTCCTTGCTCTGAGCATGAATACATACTACACCTACAGTGGCAGCGGGGAGAGTAGTAATCTGTTGTGCTGCGCCAGTAAACGGGTTGACGTTAATTCCAGCGACATAAGTGATAGTAGCGCCAGTGGCTTTAGCAGTAACTGTTTGACCAGCTAAAGTAGGTTGGATATTAATACCCAAAACATTAGTGGTAAAGTTACCATTGCTATCTAGATCAAGAGTAGTAGTTTCTGTGCCAGTACCAGCCGCTGTTGCTACGATTTGAAAACCGTTTTCCGAACGGACGGGGCCATTAAAAGTGGTATTCGCCATTAGATTGTCCTCACATGCGAGTTAAGTAAATCTGTCTGCATGTCGTCAGTCGGGCCTGTCAGATTTACCGGAGTTTCCCGATATAATGACAATCTAGCTTATGTATTAAATTAAGTCAACAAAAAAGGGGCCGAAGCCCCTTAGATGTATTACATGACGGTGTTACGCGCCGGGGCTTCCGAAAATTCCCAAGGGATCGGATACACCAAACGAGTAACGCTCACGGGCTTTATAGCGAGAATTACCAGTGTCAAAGTCTGCATCCATAGATGTAGCCATTGGTGAACGGGTAAAGTGCTTCAAGCCGTTAGGTACGTCAGTCATCAAGAACCATGCATCGGTATCAGTCAGATAGTGGTTAATAGAGAACCCTTCTGGAATTGAACCGTTGTTCCTGATTGCGTTCAGGTCATTGTCAGCCGTGCCTACACGTCCCTCAGTCTCCAACAAACGAGTTGCAACGAATTGCAAGTTTGAAGGAATAATGAGCTTGCGAGGTTGTGCTGCAATCAACAAGCCACGCTCGTCAGTCCAGCCTCCGATCTGAATAATAGCGGCTTCCAAAGAAGTCTCATTCAAATCAGCAGGAGTAGCTGGTTCATTAGAGTTAGTGCCACCACTTACTAGTGGGTGGTTAGTAGCGCAAAGCTCTTTTCCATCACCGTAAGTTGTACCACTGGAAAAAGCATTGTTCAGAATAGACGCTGCTTTAACCTGCTTGGTGTAAGCCATAGCGCGAGCTAATGCTTTGGTATAACGAGCAGACAGTGAGTCATACAAGTTATCTTCAATCGCTTCTTCAGTGATTGAAAAGCCCATAGCAACGGTTTCATGCGTGTAACGTGCAGTGAAAGCCTCTTGCGCGTTGTCATACTCGATTGCTGCACCTTCGCCTTTGACAGGGGCAGAACCAAAGCCTGACAGCTTAGTTTCCTCTTCAAAAGAACGATCAGAAGATTCAGTTTCAAAAATCTCCTTATGCTCTTCGCCATACTTCGCGTACTCTAAACCGAACAATGCGTTCAATCCGGGGAGTAACTCTTTTAGTAACTGCGCTCTTGAAATAGCCATGAGTCAACTCCTTAGTTAGACACAATGCCAGTACCATATGCATGGTACGGAAGGTTAATTTTAATCAACAGGTCGGTATATGCATCACCGATAGCTGACCCCGGCTTGGTCACAAATCCAACAATCTTAAACGCTTTAGTGGCAGTAGCAGTCGTAGAGTTGACCTGCATAGTAGAATTGCCAGTAGTAGTGTCTACAGAAGTTGTAGCATGTTGTGCCGCTGGAAAGTCAATATTGTGATTAAGATCCGTCTGCGTTACTGCTCCGTTAGCTTGCGCTTGGAACAAAACATTTGGATCAGTCACAACATAGGCTTTAGCGTTCAAAGCTCCAGAGGGGTAGTACTGTGAGAACGTAGGCTGGTTTTGGTCGTTAATATACTCACAACCAACAAACACGCCAATAGCACCAATGGTATTACCACCAAGATTATTAGTAGTAGCATCTGCGCCAGTTCCAGCAGCAATGTTGATAAAGCCATCGGTGTGTAGTTCTACAACAGAACCAAAACCAATGTTTTGCGCGACCCCAGCAGGGTCTAGCAAGTACGTATCAGATGCGCCCGCATAAGCGGTGCCATCCTGCCGTCTTACGGGCCGTAACCCATATCCTGCGCTTGTAGAAGACATAGTATGTATCCTTCATTAAAAGTTAAGTTAGGTTCCCCTACCAAAGGTAACCTTCGTTTTCCGCTCATTAAAGAGTGGCATACGTGGATCGTTATCTCGCATGAAGTTGTTGTCTACTGACTGCATCTGATTATCGGTCTGAGATTGATAGTACTCAGTCCTCTCTTCAGCTAGTTCTTCTGGAGCTTTGCATAGCATTAGCCCTCCAATTACTACATTGTCCTTGAACCGTTCTTGCTCGGTAGTGACCATAGTAATTTCGGGGTGATCCTCTGCTTTAACAGGCTCCCAACCTTCACGCAACTTTGAAGAGACATTAGTAGCATCAACATTGCCTTGCGTACTCACACGTATCCAACGAAATACGTAGCCCGGCTCTTCGTTAGGCGAAGGTAAAACCTCCGGCTTCGACCAAGCCTTCTTTCGGGCCGTTTTTTCACGGGTATCGAGTTCACGATCTGTACGGTCTAGTGCATTCTTAGCCATTAGTTACTCCTCATATTCAGTGCAGCTACATTCCTAGCGTATTCCTCAAGTGGGACTCCTAATCTCTTAGCAATAGCCACTTCAGATTTCTTTAGTGTCACCTTTTTGGATGACATACTTCTTGTAGCGGGCGCGACGACATTAGATCGTCGTTTGGGTTTTACTACTTCATCGAACTGTTCTGGGAACAATTCACGCATACGAGAATCTATTCTCTCGTAGTATTCATTACTAGAAGGATCTACTCCTTCTGACTCAACAAGTTTCTGGTGCAGTCCCATAGCATACCCAGTCATTTCAGGATTACTAGGGCCAAACCAAGGGTTAGCTTGCGCCCATTCTGAGGCTCTCTGGTCAACAGAGTGACTAGTTTCTGAGACGGTACTTGTAGGTTCTTGTTGTACAGCAGTTTCATTGTCTTGTAAAGTGGGGCTTTTAAAATTCTTTAGCTTATCCGCTTTTAAATTAGCCGCTGTTAGTTTTTCTTGTGCCTCAAGTAACTTATCCGCATCACCTGACTCATACGCATCTTTATAAGCGCGTTTGGCTACAAGCATCTCTCCAGCGGTGTTTTTCTTTGCTTGCTCAATTAACGCTGCTTGATTCTTATCTACAGTACCTTTTAGCTTGTTATTTTCATCAATAAGCGACTTAGCATACTTTTCTAGCTCTTGTCGTTCTCTTGTTGCTTGTTCTTTGGCTCGTCTCTCGTCATGGTAGCCTTTACTGAAATGTTTAATCCGGTTACGTACTTTTTCAGAGTAGTCTTCCAACTCCTCATCTGTAACTTCAGCCGGAGGCTCAGAAGGCTTACGGTTACGGTCAGACTTCGGTACATCGTCAACAACTTCAATTTCAAGGTCATTGTTGTCCTCCTCCTCCTCTTCCTTTCTTTTGGGTGGAGCTTCAGGTTTTTTACCTGATATGTCTACTTCTATAGCGCCAGTAGGCTCTATCTCAATATCGGTGTTTGTATCTTCCCCATCAGGAAACTCAAACTCAACTTTTTGGAACGGCATATATTACTCCTTTACACTCGTGATACGCCACGAGGATCGGCTACAACTGCTTCAATCGAGTCATCGTTCATTAAACGATACTCAACACCACCTACCTTAAACCTTGTACCTGTGTTCATACGGAACATCACGTAGTCACCCTGTTTACACCACGGGCCAGTAGGGAAACGCCCTTCGTCGGTATAGGCTTGCTCACCCATATCTAACACAAGACCGATAGTAGACATCACTGTGTCTAGATGTACTTCTCTACTAGATTTAAGAATCCCACTGTCACCATAGGTATCTTCTACCTGTGGCATAGCTACTAGTATTCTGTAGCCAACAGGGGTTGGTAGTTGAGCTTCTAACTCTTCTTCCGTTGTCTCTTCTTGCTTTGGAACTGCACTTAATTCAGTCATTGTCATCTTCCAAGTAGTTGCGCGAGAGGTCATTTACGTGGTTCATACAGGAAGTGAGACCTCGGAGCATTCCTGTTATCTCCTTGTATTGAGCGAAGTCTTTAGCTCCACCATTACCTAGGAAATTACTTGCTGAGGACATATCGTCCTCGATTTTTTCTCGTAGCACGTCAAAGACGGTTTTAGCCATAATCTATTCCTTTTTCTCCTTCATTAGTTTAGCTAGCTCTAGGTCTATCTTATTGTTGTTCTGCCGCCTACTCGCCGCTAGTTTTACAGCGTCTTTCTCTGTAGACATTCGTAACTCTTCCTTCTCCAGCTTTAGCTCTTCTGCCCCAAGCACTGCATCAGCTTGATCTTTACGTGACTTACGCTTGATCTCTGCCGCTCGAAGCTCTCCATCAAGCCTGTCTTTCTCAGCTTTGCGCTTGACTTCTTCTTGCTTGATCTGAATATCAGCTTGTTGCATTTGTACGATTGGATCTTGAGCCTTTTGTTCAGCTTGTTTCTGCGCTTGCTCCTGCTTGCCTTTCTGAGTAAGTTCAGTTGCAGCTTGGCTTACTAGTCGAGAAAGACTTACCTCTATATCTTCAGGTAATTGTGTATTAGGTGCAGGTAAGTCAGCACCAATACGTTCTTCTATCTTTTTACGATACATAAACGCTAGATGCTCAGATATGTGCGCCTGTAACGAAGCTAGCATCTGTTTTGCTTGAGGGTTTTGCTGCAACATACCCCCGATCATGGGGTCTTGTAAGAACGCTTGGTGGGCTGCTATGTGAGCCTCATGGTCTTGGTATATAAACGCTTTCACTGGCTTTAAGTTCAAGACATCCATGTTCTCACTTAATGGATCTGTAGGCTTTGCGTCGTCCTTTATGGGGACAAGTTTGTCAGCATTCTTAATACCTAACACTTCTATCATCTGACGATGTAATTGCGGCAGATCGTATATCTGCGGTGCTTGTTGCGCCATCTGTAACACTGCTTGGTACTGTACTACCCTTTGAGCCATCGTAGAGCTATTAGGGTCACTTACAGGTATAACGTCTACCGCCATGTAGTCGTCTTGACGTGCGGTGACTGCTCCCCGTGCAGGTTGATAGGCGTAATCTGTAGGAGCGTACTCGGACATGATAGCCTTGAGCATCTTAAACTCTTGCTTCATGGCATAGTGGACACGCGCTTGCACTGCTGCCATAGGCTTCAGCGTTCTTTCTAACAACGCTAGCGTAGTACCCACTGGGGCATTAGCTGACATGTCAGATATGTTCATATCACTAATAGCGCCTAACCTACGACCTTCGGTTGTAATCTGGTTAAGCAACGCTAGTAGGGTTTGACTTGGCTCCTTGTAAGGAAGCGGCATAATATTCTCACGAATACTGCCTGATGGTACATCTACATCCTTAAACTCCCCCGGCTCTATGGGCGTGTCATCGCCTTTGATCCGCAACCCGCGAGACTTTAGACCTCCGGGGAGGTTAGAGAGTGTACCAGCGTCCACCAATTGCCGTATAAGCGAGGTTCCTGCTTTAGCATACCCTCCTATGATATGTATCAGTCCAAGGCCGTAGAAGCCAAATCCGGGGACATATACGTAGTGTACAAAATGTTGACGCTTTAACATCAACATGTCGTCAGGGTTCCAATTACGACGTATTGCTAATACCTCTCCAGTCCCTCGGTCTAACGTGATGATATAAGGCTTGGCTATATCGTCGTCGTCTTCGTCAACCCCCTCAATAGTTATATCAGCGTGTATCTCGTACAACGAGTACCTATCGTCATCCGTTATAGAGTACCCACCATCTTCAGCCTTCTTTTCTTCAATATCACTGTGGTAAGGGGTTGGTTCTCCTAACTCAATATCTTTATAAAACCCACTGGCCTGTAACTTGCGTATCTCATTCTTAGTTTTCCGCATAACGTGCGTTACACGCTCTGCTGTTTCTATGTGAGACGCTCCATATGGCACGATAACGTCTTCTGCGGTTATGTATATGGCTACCTGTCTACCTATATTAGGGTCGAAGTAAACCTTCTTAAACGCCGATCCTGCGAGTCCTAGGCTATATAGCATCCGTTCATGTTCGGGACGGTACTCTACCATCACCTCTGTAAGCTCATAGTTCATATCAGCTTTAACACGTTCCGCCGCTTCTGTTTTCTCCCTAGTCTCTTCTCCTAGTACTTTAACCCGTACTGGGCCAGCCGCAGGGAAAGTTTCACTCATTGTCTCTGCTTGGAACCGTATCGCAGCTTCGGCTAGGACAGTAGAGTGAACTCCACAGGCTCCTTCCCAAGGCGTTGTACGCTCCTCATACTTAAACCCTAAGACATCTAACCCCTTAACATATGTGTCAGCCCACTCCTTACGGCTGTCCATATCAGAGTCTATTAGCCCTATAAGATCATTTGATAGCGACTGCAATATACTATCGTCTAGATGTTCCGCTAGGTTGACATCAAACGGGAGCATATCAGTAGGAGCAGCATCGGGAATTAAAGTGATCTCTA